GTACGGATCGGGTGCAGAAAAAACTGAGGGCATGGCCTCGCGCTGGGCATCGGCCTCGGCGAGGGCTTGGGTTCGCATCTTCCCTGCTCTAGACCGCTTTCCGTTGCCGTATTGGGCGCCTTTGCGGTAGTTGCATGGGCGGCAGGCCGGTACGAGGTTGTCCAGTTGATCGCTTCCACCGCGGTCTAACTCGATGACGTGGTCCACTGTGTTGGCCGGCCGTACGTTGCAGTAGACGCACAGTGGGTTGCCTGCCAGCACGATGGCACGGTTGCGTCGGTATTGGGCGGTGTACTTGGCGGTCATGTGATGCGGTTGCCGTTGCAGTCGGGGCAGGGGGTGGTGAGGTCGAGGGACCATCCTGTTGCGGCGCAGCTGGTGCAGGCTCTCTTAGAGTTGTGTACTACCCCGATTAGTAAGTCCTTCATAGTTAGTCCTTCTAATAGGGACTGGTCTACCGACGACTGGTTTCCCGGCTCCGGTGACTGCTCGGTTCGTTCTGTTTCCGCAGGGATGTCCACAGGGTTACCCACATGGGGTGTTTCGCTGACGATGGTGAGGGAGGTCCATCGTCCGTCGGGGTTCTGGCGTCGGGCACGGTGGATGTAGCCGAACGCTTCCAGTTCTCTAAGGGCGGTGCGTACGGCGTCGCGGCCCTCGAGGCCGACGGTGGTGAGGTGTTCGCTGCGGACCTGCCAGCCAGGGGGCTGGGAAAGCAGGTAGACGAGGATGCCTCGGGCACGCCATGACAGCCGGTGATCGCGGAGTACCCGGTTGGGGAGGATGGTGAAGTTGTTGCTCGGCCTCGGGCCTCGGACGATCATTCGGCCAGTTCCTCGATGGTTTCGACGAGGGTGACGCCGAGGGCGATGATGATGCGGTTGAGGCGGTCGAGTTCGTCGGCGGCTGCGAACAGGGTGGTGCGTTCCTGTTCGGTGAGGTCGGGGTGGCCGGTGAACTGGTGGCCGATGAGGCGGAGGTTGAGTGCGTGGTTGTCAGTCGTCATGTGGGTTGGTTCCGATCGTGAGGTGGGAGATGAGTGCGTCCAAGCGGAGGATTTCGTCCAACGCTTGGCCGTAGAGGACGTGTTCGTTGCCTTTGTGTGGGTGGTAGCGCATGGATCCGCGGCGGCCGGCGGCGATCTCGAGGGTGATGCGGAGGTCATCCATTGGTCTGCTCGTTTCGGTTGGCGAGCTGCAGGGTGAGGTGTTCGATCACCTTGGCGGCTTCGGGTCGGGTGAGTTCCCTGCTGGTGGCTACGTCTCGGCCGACGATGCCCTGCACGGTGACGAGTTTGAGTTCTCGGGTGTCGATGCCGCAGTCGTCGAGCAGGGCGTTGATGCGGGCTAGGTCTTTGGCCATGGCGACGCTGGCACCGTCGGCGGGTGTGCGGTCCTTGGCGAGGGGGCGGGGCCGGTCGTCGGTGCGGGCGGCTACCTCGTCGCGGCTGGCGATCGACTTGCGGACCTCGAGGCCCATGTACGCCAGGGCGCGTCCGAGCGCCGAGGTGGCCCCCACCATGACTTCACTGTTCTTACTGAATGAGGTCTGGCCGGGCCATGGTTCCCACACGGTGGCGGTGGTGGGCAGCGGGTCGTCGGGTGTGCGGTGCACGGTGACGGTGGCCTGCACGAACAGGCGCTCGCCTACGGTGACAATCTGGGGGAGGTGTTCGTCGATGCGCAGCTCGGGCCAGCGTTCGTGTGCTTGCCGCAATCTGGTTGCTACGTCGACGTAGTCGTTGAGGTCGAAGGCCATCAGTCGAGGATCTCCCAGTTGTCGACCCAGATGCGGGGGGCGCTGCCGTCGTTGTAGATGAACACCCGTACCCGGCGGGGCCGGTAGGGGTGGTCGATGTTGAGGTCGAGGACCGTGGCGTCGTCGTCGATGATGTGGCGGATGCTGTACGGGTCAGGCATTGCGGTATCGCCAGCCCTTCATGTAGTCGGCGTTCGCTGCCTTGCAGGCGTCGCAGCGGCAGCCCTTGGTGTAGCGGCCTCTGGTGCCGTGTACGCCGTCATGGGCCGGGGTGAGGCTGGAGCGGCCACCAGCGACCACCTGCGGCCACACGGCGATCTGTGAGACGCCGAACGAGCGGATGTCGCCCTCATCGCTCGAGCATTCCCACACCGGCTCGTAGTCGGCCGAAAGAGGGACGGTGTAGCGGCAGGTCCAGACGACCTTGTCGTGGAGGAACTGGTAGCCGGGGTAGAGGATGGTCATGGGCGGGTGATGCCTTTCGGGTTGCACCAGTCGAGGTGTCGGCCGGTGGTGTCACGCCAGACGGTGACGGTGGAGTCGATGGTGGAGGTGCCGAGGATGGTGCCCTGGTGGGTGTAGTACCAGCGGCCGGGTGTGCCGTCGAACACGATCCGTTCGACCGGCTGGTGGGTGCCGAGGATGATGTCACCGTGCTCGACCTCGTGGGGGAGGACACGGTGCGGGCGGCGGTTGGTGAGGTCAGGCATTGAATGCCTCGTCCCATTTTGAAATGGCGGCCACGAGGTCTGGTTGATCTTCCAACCAGATTTCCCCTGCAAAACCTTCGCGTTCAATCGTCGTGTAAAAGGCGGCTTGGATGGACAACTGATCACCGGCTATTCGCAGCCGATAGTTCTCCAATCGCAGCTGTTCAATCTCTGCCTCCTGCGACTTGATGAGTTCAGCAGCAAGCAGTTCCACCCTCGAACGAATGTCGTCAGCCACGGGTCACCTCGCGAAGGGTGCGGGTTTCGTAGATGCCGTCCAACGCCTCGTGGTTGGCCATGATCAGTCGGGCGTACCGGCTGCGGAAGTTGTTGTTCAACTTGAAGTCGATGCCGGTGGTCGACATCGCTGCCTGCCAGCGGAGCACTTCGAACAGCATCCCCATGCCGACACGGTTGTTACCGCGGGCCTTGAGGTCGTAGGTCATGCGTACGAGGTGTTCGTAGACCCACGGGTTCAGGGCGTGGAATGCGCCGAACTGGGCGTCGATGCCGAGGTGGCTGGGTGGGTGCTCGAGGATCGGGAAGTCGTCGAACAGGGTGGGTGTGTCGGTCATGCTGCCTCCATGCCGTGTTGTTGTTGGTTACTTGCGGCTGATCCAGGGGCCCTCGGACATGAATGCGCCGAGGGCAAGTGCTTCCCATTCGTCGGTGATGAGTCCGCCGTTGGTGTCGGGTGTGACCAGTCCGGCGATGATCGCGTCAGCGGCCAGATCGGTGCGGATGTTGAAGTCGGTGAAGAACGCCTTGTTGGTTTCGACGACGTTGTCGCACAGGGCGATGATTTCGTTGCGGCTCTTGTCGGGTGCTTCGGTGATGTTCATGCTGCCTCCATGACTCGTTGTGACACCGTCATCATGTCACACGGATGTCACGCCGTCAAGCGTCAGTCTTGGGTAGGCCTGCGAACAGTTCGTCCCATGCGGCCTGCACCAGTTTCGGATCATCGGCGTGGGCCGGGTCCAACTCTACGTGGATCCAGTCGCCCCAACCGCCGCCAGCGATCCGGCCTTTCGGCTGGGTGATCCATGTGCCACGGTCGCAACGCCATGTGCGGCCACCGACACCGAACCCGTAGTCGACGACGAGCTCGATGCCGAACAGGTCGGCGTGGTCGACGAGCGGTTTGATCACCTGGTTGAGGAAGTCGGTGCGGTTCATGCCGTGTTTGCCGGGGGTGTTCATGTTGCGGCGGGACAGGTCGACGGCGCGGCCGGTGCCGTGGATCGAGGGTGTGACGCCGCCGCGGATGGGGCGGATGCCGTAGGTGCCGTTGTTCCAGATTTTGCCGCCGGTGAGGTAGTTGATGGTGGCGGCGAAGTATTCGGTGCCGGGTCGCTTGCCTCGAGCGGGGTAGTCCTTGAGGCCGGTGTAGGGGCGGGTCATGGTTGGCTCCCTGCTGCCCATGCTTGGGCTTCGGTGATGAGGTCTTGGGGGGTGAGGTGGACGGCGTTGGCGGCGTCGGTGATGTCAAGGACGCCTTGGACGACGAGCAGGGTGGCGAGGGCGCCGATGGGGGCAAGAGGTGCCGGTTGTGGTTCGGGGATTTCCAACTCGATGAGGTTGTGGAGTTGTCCGTCGATCCATTCTTCGATTCGTTGCAGCATGGATGTCCTTAGGCGCTCGGGTCGGACACGTTGAGGAGTACGGCTGGGTAGGCGGATGCGATCGAGTTGGCGATCCATGGGCCAACGGTCATGGTTGCGGTCTGGGAGTTGAGCGTGACTGGTGTCGGGAACGCTGCATATGTGCGCGCCGTGGCGCTGTCGCGACGGTACATGGTGGTGCCCATGGTGGCGGGCACGGTGATGCCGCCGCCGTAGGTGAGCCAGAATCGCATTACGGCGTCGGATGATTTGTTGAATCCGACGGCATACAAACCGGGGGTCAACGTGATTGGGGTGCTGATGGTGGCGACTTTGACGCCGGTGGTTCCGGTTGAGATGTCACCGCTGTCGAACAGGGGCGCGCCGGTCGGGGCGAAGTTCTCGTTGAGTGCGAGCAGACCGAGACGGATGTTGCCTGCTGAGAGGGTGGTGACTTCGCAGGCGAGTGCATCAACCTTGATGGAGTTACCGACAACAGTGAAATAGGTGAAGGTGTCGGTGTTCTTGGCGAGGTTGACGGTGCTGGAACCGGTGATGGTGAGACCGGGGACACCGTAGTTTCTGGATGACGCCCAGGTGGTCCAGCCCATGTTGACGGCTGGTCCGGTAGCGCCGGTTGCGCCTGTTGCGCCGGTTGGGCCAGTGTCGCCAGTTGCGCCTGTTGCGCCTGTCAGACCGGTGGTTCCGGTCGGTCCGGTTGGGCCGGTGTCGCCTCGAGGGATCGTGAAGTTGAACACGGCGGCCGAGGTGCTGCCGCTGTTCGTGACTGAGGCGGTGGTGCCGGGTAGGCCGGTGGTGGTGGTACCTGCGGTGATGGTGGCGGCTGTACCTGCGGGACCGGTTGCACCAGTGTCACCAGTTGGGCCGGTTGGGCCGGTTGCGCCTGCTGCACCGGTTGCGCCTGTTGCACCAGCTGCGCCAGCGGTACCAGTGGCTCCGGTAGGTCCGGTCGGTCCAGTGGGACCAGTCGGTCCGGTTGCGCCAGTGGGACCAGTAGCGCCCGTTGCACCGATAGCGCCAGTTGCGCCGGTCGGGCCGGTGGGGCCGGTTGGACCGGTAGGGCCAGTTGAGCCGGTCGGCCCGGTCGGGCCGGTGACGCCCTGGTACGCCAACCGTTCCACAGTGACGATCACCGACGGCGACACCGGAGACGTAGGGGTGGTGCCTTGCGGCAACGTCTCGAGGCTGACCGTGGTCGACTCCGTTTGCCACATCAACTGGAGCTCGTCACCGGTCACCAGCGGATACAGGTAGTTCACCGCAGGGACGAGCGCCCCGTGGGTGCCGCCGTGGGCGCCGGGGATTGAGAACTCTGACCGGGAATCGTCAAGATCGGTGCCGTTCAACCGGAGCCAGATGCTGGCTTTTTGTGCGTTGTTCGACGAGTTCGTGAACTGTGCCGAGTAGGCGAGGTCGTATGCGCCACCGTAAGCGACGGTGATGAGTGTCGGGTTGCCGTCACCATCGTTCTCGACGGTGACACCGAACGCTGAGGCGACCGACGCCAGCCGGATCGGATATGCCACCGTGGTGGAAGCGGCGGTCTGGTCGGTGTTGTCGAAGATCGACGCGTACACGGCGTTCACGCCGCCGGGGCCGACCGGGCCGGTCACGGCGTTGGCGATCAACCGGACGGTGCCGGTGACCGAGGTGTCAGCGGGGAGACGGAACGTGAGTTGCTGGCTCATACCCCGACCTTGGTCACCTTGGGGATCACGTTCACACGACCCCACACCAGCGTCTCACCGTCCGGGGCCGAGGCGGTCACCATGAGCACCGACCACCAGTAGCCCTTGCCGGGTGACAGGCCGAGCGTTTCTTCCGCGAGGGCGGTGCAGATCACATGGCCGTCGACCGGGACGGGGACGGTGCAGGTGAACGTGCAGTCGGCCACACCGGTCGACTGGGGGGTTTTGCGGACCTCGACGAAGAACGTGGAACCGGTCAGGTCGAGCGGGTTGCCATCGTTTTCTTCGAACACGAGCTCGAGGGTTTCGTCGTCGCCTGCGACGAGGTCGATATCGAACTCGAACGGGTTCACAGGACACCGGCCGGGGAGATGGTGGTCTGCAACCGTGACGCCACCGCAGCCTTCACCACAGCGAACAGGGCGGCGACAGCGGCGACGGCGGCGGTCTTGGCGGTCGACAGGTCGGTGACGCTGAACACGGCCAGAAAGGCCTGCAACGCGGTGAATCCTGCACGTTCCATGGTGTCCTTGGCCCAGATGTTCATGGCTTGCTCCGGTGGTCGTCGAGGTGGGTGGTGATCTTGTCGTGGACGTGGTCGAGTTTGCCGTCGATCTTGCCGAGCAGGTAGTCGAGGCTGGTGATCCGTGCGCCGGTCTGGTCGTGTTCACGGCTGTTCTGGCGGCGGACGCGTTCGATCATGGCGACGATCACGGCACCGACGGCGGCGACGACGGCGACGTACACCTCGGTCACGGGATCACCTCGATGCGGCCCTGCACGCGGAGTGTGACGATCGACTGGCCGAGCGTGAAGTTGGCACCTGTGGCGTCAGCGAACACGGTGACTGAATCGGCGGACGACAGGACGTAGGCGGCTGACACGTTGCTGCCGCGCATCGCGTTCACCGGCTGCACGTAAGCGGCGGAACTGGCGATCAGTCCGGCCGGAAGGCTGATCGTGATGCTCCCGGCGGCGGTGGCGGTGGCGACGCCGCTGATCTGCACCCAAAAGTCGAGCCAGTGACCGACGAGGTTGTATTGCCCTGCCTTGGTGCCGCCGGTCACGTTGGTGGTCGTCGGCGTGTACGAGGTGGATGCCCCGAAGTAGCCGTCGACACCGTCAGCAAGGTTTTGGATGGCGAGGTAGCCGTCGCCTACGAAGTCGGTGTCAGCGGGGTAGGGGAGGGCGAGGTTGGTGGTGGTGCCCATCTAGGAGAACCTTTCGGCGTAGGCGTCGGCCCATGTCATCGTATTCGACACACCCGCCCAGGTGAGGGTTAGGTCTACGTCGATCCACCGGTCGGGTGGGTGGGTGAGTCGGGAATCGGACAGGAACACGGTGATGACGTGCTGTTTCTGGCCGAACGATTCGTTCCAGCCTTCGATGAAGAACCCGTCAGCGAGGTAGTTGGCGATGGTGGGGATGTCGACCAGCGCCGAGATACGGATGTCGTCGAGCAGGGTTTCACGGCGGACGTTGGTGAGTGCGTCGAGGGGGATGGTGAGGCGGCGTAGCCGGAACATCGGGTTCCAACGCAGACCGACAATCGCACGTCCGGCGTTCACTGCCGAGGCCGGGGTGGCGTACGAGGGGGCGATGTCGGCGGTGTACGGGCCGTAGGCGGTCACATCGGAGGCGATGGTTTCAACCTCGGTCGTGGCCGGCCAGCCGTACGACAGGTTCTCCACCGTGGTGACCGTCGACTGGTTTGCTTTGTCCGAGTTCTGTCGGCCGATCACCCAATCATCGAGGATTTCGTCACCGGTCAGGGTGATGTCGGGGGTGGTGTTGCGGCGCCGGGTGGCGTCATGGAACGTGAGGGTCACCGGGTTGGTGGTGATGTCATCGAACAGCACACCGGACGGTTCCGCCGCGGCGCACGCTTGGAGGAACGGCCACACCTCGTAGAACCCGTCGTCGTACCAGAGGGCGGATTTGCCTTCGCCGGTGTCGAGGGCGGTGGTGGCGGTGATTGGCGCGGTGAGGGTGCCGATGGCGTCACCGTTGTAGCGGATGATGTCGTAGGTGGGGCCGATGACGAACGGGGCCAGACCGAACACGGCTTTCACTGACGGCCAGCGGGCAGCGTCCGAGACGGCGGTCAGGGTGATCGTGTACCGGTCGTAGTTCACGTCGACGAGCTGGCCGACGAACCGGACACGGCTGGCACCGTAGGTGACGACTACGGGGGCGGCGTACGGCCAGTTCTCCGGGTTGATGCTGCCGAGCGTGGAGTCACGCACCAGCCGGATGGTGGCGGTCGACGGGTTCGGTTGCCGGTCGATTTCCTCCCGGCCGGTGTAGATCGACACACCCTCGATCGCCTGGTCCTCGTATGAGGCGGCGTCGATCGTGACTGTCCACGTCATGCGGGCACCGGAGTCGGGAGGTTCAGGCGTTGGCCGTCCTGTTGCAACAGTTGCCGGATCTGGCGGGCCGTGCTCGAGGCGTCGACCGCACCGTTCACCGTGATGTTGTACACGTTGCCACCGGCAGCGCGACCACCCAGACGCTGGTTCGGGACGATGTAGCCGGCCGATTGGGGGACGAACAGTTCGGGGCCGTTCTCACCGACGATGCTGGGGGTGCCGCCGTAAACGTTGCCGCCCTGAGCGTTGCCCTCAATGAGGATGCCGCCCGTGCGGCGTTGGACCTCGCTGCGGTCAAGGCCGAGCAGGGGAATGAGCGGCCCGCCAACGGTTTGCAAGATGGTGAGGTCGTCGATGTAGCCCTGCAATGCTGCGCGGAGCGGGCTGCCGGGGGCAAGCAGTGACTGGACCCGCTTGAGTTCGTCAATCTGTGCTTGGGTGGCTCCGGCAGAGTCACCGGCCTTGCGCTTCAGTTCGGCCTGCGCCGCGGCGGAATCGAGGGCGGAACTCAGGAAGTCGTCCTGAGCCTGCGCGATGTCACGCATCGTGCCCTCGTAGTCGCCTTCGCTGATGTCTTTGAAGATGCCGTTCAGTTCGTCGAGCGAGTCGGCTACGTCGCGTTGGGCATTGCGGGCTGCAATGTCAGCGTTGAAAAACCCCAACTTGGCGTCAAGGGCATCGTCGTAGGCGTCTTTCTGGGCCTGCAGCTCGTCAGTGATCTTCTTGCTGGCATCAACCAGAACTTGCGTTGCATCGGCTGCGTCTGTCGTCGTTGTGGCAAGCGTGCCGGTGTTCTGTTCGAGGTTCGAGACGGCCACGCTTTCCTCGTAGATGGCCAGTGCCAACGCGTTCACGTCGTCCTTGGCTGCACCGTTTGCGATCATCAGATCAAGCACTCGACGAGCTGCCGTCAGGTTGTTCTTGGCAAAGTCTTTCAGGAAATCGTTGGCAGCCTGCTGTGCTTTTGCTTCATCGGGCCGCTCCGCACCGAACAGCGTTTGTGATTCCCAGTTCTGGAAACTGGTGCGGGTTTCGTTCAGCAGATCGTTGAACTGTTTGAGTGCGGCTTGATCGGACAGCCGGTCGATTTCACCGGCGAAACCGACCACCGAGTCGGTGGCGGTTTTGGCTCCGCCTGCCAACGCGAAGAACAGTTCGGTGGCAACGGCTAAACCGGCGAACGCAATGTTTGCTTGCGCTGCGGTCAACTTCAACGCCACCAGCGCCGATTTCACTTTGCCGAACGAGGCGGCCAGAGCAACGCCGACGATGATGGCGGTCTGGAACTGTCCAGGCAGCAAACCCAACACATTCACTGCTGCCTGAAACGCCACCACCAACTGCTCGAACACCGGCAACAACGCTGCACCGATTTGTTCTTGCAACTGGTCGAATGCGACAGCGAGTTTGGCGGACGAGGTGGCGGTTTCTTCTGCTACACCGCCGACTCGGCCTTCGACAGCGGCTAGTAGTGCGCGTTGTGCACCGTAGAGGTCGTTCTGTTTGGTCAGCGTGATGATGTTGTCGCGTTGTGCTTTGGTGAGCGGGCCGATGGCACGTTCCAACTTGCTGAGACCCTTGACGGGGTCCTCAAGGGCTTTGGCCAGTAGTACAGCGTTGCCTTCGGCTTCACCGAATCCGGCGGCAGCCAGATCGATGGCTGCTTTGGTTGTGCGGTCGAATGCTCCACCAACCTCGTCTGCGGTTTCTGCCAATGACCGAAACGTCAGCAACTTGGCTTGGATTGCCGAAATCTGTTCGTCGTCAATGCCGGTGGCCTTTGACACGCTGGCGGCGTAGTCCTCCATGCGTCCGATCACTTCCGCTGTTTGACCTTCGAAAAGGCCCATTTGCTTGGTGATCTGGGCGATACGAGCTGCGGCTTGTTCTGATTCTTCGGCAGCGTTGATGGACGCTCGACCGAACTGCACCAGCGCCGCCACACCCAGAGCGGTCTTGAGTTTCTTCTCGAGGCTGCCGAACGCTTTCTCGGCGTCCTTGACGCCCTTCGAATCGAACGTCGACAGGATTGGTGCAATGACTGCCATTAGCGCATCCTCTTGTTCAGTTCTGCGGCGGCAGCGGTCACAGCGTCCATTATGTCCCGTTCCACCTTGTCCATGTTGCGATCCACCGCAGGCCATACGGCGCGTGGTGCCTGCCGTGAACGGTTGAGATTGGCTACGAACTGGTCGCCCTGTGCCGTGTTACCGGATGCAGCAAACTCGTAGATCGAGGCCGTCGCTCCCTTGGCGACGATGCGGACAAGATCCCAACGGATGTCACCGCCACGCAAGCGGGTCTTCTTGCCGATCCGTACCGAGAACCCGGTGCGGGCCTTTGTCCAGGCGGGCCAACCGGCACCACCTCGAGTGCGTCCGTTGGTGGCTGGTACGGTGCGCCATCCGGACATCGGCGGGCTGTTCGGGATGTTCTTTTTAGCGTCCGCAACGATGATGCGCGCCGACCGGCTGATCTTGCGGCGGGTTTGCTTGGCGAGCTCTTTGTCGAACTGCGACAACGCCTTCAAGACGTCGCGGGTTTCGACCGCACCCAGTTTGGTTGTGAGGGTCATTGGTTCCTCCGCGCTAGCAGCTCGACGATGGCTTCGAACAGTTCGGGCGGGGTGTCCAACAGGTCGACCGGCGAGATGCCGGTGGCGATCGCTACCGCGGCTACTCGTCCGGTGTGGGACTCGTCGAGGAATCGCTGCCCAAAGGGCGGGCCTCTTCCTCGACGACTTCGACCAGTGATTCGACGGTTTCGAGCCACTTGTCGAACGGCGGCACGGTGGTGCCGCTGGTCCGCAACCCTTCCCACATCAGCCAGTAGAGGTGTTCCATCTTGCGATCTTCGACCACGGCGGGGATGATGCCCCGCTTGAACTGGCGTTCGAACGCGATAGCCACCCGAGGCGAGATGACTGCCTCGACGGGTCCGCTGTTGGTGGTGACGGTGAGTTTCCGTCCGATCATGTCTGCCTCTTTCGGTAGGGGCCGGTCAGGCCTTGGTCACATCTCCGTCGACTTCGAACGTGATGTCGACCTCGAGCGCCGAGTCGGCGGCGCCGCCCACGTTCGGGTAGGTCGGGATGATGTCCCCGGTGAACGTGGTGGGGCCGTCTGCGGCAAGTTCGAACGACACCGGGGTACCTGCGACCGCGGCGGCGTAGATGGCGTCGCAGAACGACACGGCCTCACCCCAGTCCTGGAATGCGCGCACGCGCAGCGCCCAGGTGACCGGTCCGGCGACGGCGGCGCTGCCGGTGAGGGTGACGTACTGGGTGGTGGTCTGCGACGGCGTCAGCGTGACCTCTGCGGTCTGGATGCTGTACGAGATGGCGTCGACCTCGATGGTGAGGCTGCGGCCGGTCTGAACGACGAGTGCCATGGTTAGGTTCTCCGAATCTGCACGGTGGCGGTGAGGTTGTAGGCGGGGAGTTCGGTGGCACCGACGGTGTAGGAACCGGGGGCACCACCTGTGACGGTGACGGCTTCGATGGCGAGGTCTGTGGCCCTCAGGAGCCACATTACCGAGTCACGGTTGCCGGGTGGGGGAGCGACGACGCTGATCGGGAACTCGAGCTCGACCAGTGACTGTGATTGGACAGCGGTGATGGTGGGGGGTTCGACCAGCACGCAGGGTGGGGTGAGGTTGCGGGGGTCGGTGACGGCTCGCAGGCCGACCGATTCCAACTGGTCGACCACCCATTCCCATGCTTCGGTGAGGTTGTCGGCCATCACGCCACCTGTGGGCGGTTGATGCCGAGCAGGCGGAACACCTCGAGGCTGGTGCCGATGGTGCCGATCGGTTCCATCGTCTGGAATGACGAGAACGAGTCCACGCTGCCGCGCTGCCGGTAGAGGGATCCGGCGTAGAGGACGGTGCCGAGTTTGCAGCGTTGGCTGGGGACGGCGTTTGGCACGTCGTTGTAGCCGGCGGCTTGTCGGCGGTCGAACGCCCAGTCGTTGGCGGCGTCGGTGGCGATCGTCAGCCAGTTCGCATCTACTTGTTCGGCGGGGCCGATACCGAGGAAGCCGAGCACGTCGTCGGTGTCGATCCATGTGACGGGCACGGTCACTACGCCCGACACCTCGACGAGCGGCACGTTGGTCGAGGTGCGGGCGTAGGTGATCGCCAGGGTGCTCGTGTTCACGCTGGCGATCGACCATGTGCCATCGAACGGTGCGCCGATACCGGCGACGTCGATGGTGTAGCCGGATTCCAGCCCCGCCACCCTGTCCAGGGTGATGGTGGCCACGTTCGACGTCAGCGAGGCAGAGCTAGCGTTGTACGACGGCATGGGTGGCGGGGCTAGATACGAGGCTCAGGGAGCCGAGCCGATGATGAGTGCGCCGGTCGGCAGGGTGATGTCGGCGGCGGCGACGACACCGCGGAACGCCAACTGGGTGCTCAGGGTCGACGGCTGCTCGACGCGGAGGGCACCGCGGCGGTCCTCGTAGACCTCCATGCTTTCACCGAACATGAGGATCGCGGCCTCGGTGAGTGCGCCACCGGTTGCGGCGAGGATGCCGTCGGTGACGAGCAGACGCAGGCCGAGCGGGTTGCCGGAGAACGTCCCGGCGCCGCCCATCTGACCGGCGGCGTTAGACGGGCCGAGGTAGGGGAAGATGCGGTTGTTGCCACCGTCGGTGGCCTGACCGATCTTCGCCCACACGCTCGAGGACACGATCAACGTGGTCGGCATCATGGCGGTGGCGGCGTAGATCTCGGCGGCACCGTCGTAGAGGCCTGCGATCACGTCGTCACCGTCGGTGAAGTCTGCGATCTGGTTGGTGGCGGTTCCGGCGTTGTCGACGAGGAAGGTGGCGACGTACTGCTCGGTGGCTGCGGCGTAGACGCGGCTCATGTCGCGGATGATGAGGTCGAGCAGCGACGGATCGGAATAGGCCTGCGCCTGCTCGGACACGTTGAGGTAGCCGCCGTACCACTTCTTGTCGACCTGGATGCGGTCCACCTGGTACTGCTGGCTGTCGAGCAGATCGAACTCTGCGGCCTGCTGGCCGACGAGGGTGTGCTGCGACACCTTGCGACGGTAGAAGGACTCGCCGCCACCGGGCATGGCGAGGGTGCCGAGAGCGGTCATGATCGGGCGGCGGTCGTTGAACGAGTCCCAGATCGTGCCGACCAGCAGGTCGGGGATCAGACCGGGGATGTCGGCGACGACCTCGTCGGCGGCCATGACGGGCAGTGGCTTGCCGGACAGCATGGCGCTGACGTACTGGCCTGCGGTGACTGCGGGTCGGTGACGGTTGAGGGTGAGGGCCGGGGTCGGGATGCTGGCCTCGGCGGCGGGGGTGTCGGTCATTGCGGGGTCCTCCTCTGAGGCTTCTTCGGGTGTGGGTTCGGGTTCGGGTTCGTCCGCGTCGGCCGCGGCTGCGGCAACCCGGTCGATCTTGGCGGCTGGGTCTGCGCCGAACGGGAGCAGGCTCAGTTCGTGCCATTCTGCCGCAGCGACGACCAGAACGCGTGAATGCTGCGGTGCGCCGAGTTCGGCTCCGGGCATGAACGTGTAGTCGGTGGCCATTGCGCCGACGCTGACGGAGTCGAGGACGCCGTCGGCGGCGAGGGTGAGGGCTTCGTCTCCGGCGTTGGTCTGGCTGATCTTGGCGGAGAACTTCACCTGGTTGCCGTCGAGCTGCCGGTGGTTGACGATTCCGAGCGGCTGGGTGAGG